GCCGACAATCCGGAGTGGGACTTCAAGGTCCAGGAGGCCTGACGAAAAATCGACGGCTGCTGCGATAAATCACTTTCTTTTTCTTGCAGCAGGCCCTATCTTCGAAATCGGAAGGAGACACGAGATGATCAAGCAGACCAAGGAACAGAAGGGCGCCGACAAGCGGATCGAGCTCGCCTACCAAGCGACGTGCAGCGGGATCACCATCAACCTGATGGACATCCCAAAGGTGTTCCGCGCGGGCCGCGAGGCCATCGCCGCCGATCCTCAGATCGGCGACGACGAACTTGCGAAAGCGGTCCGGGCCTACGTCGAGACCATCCGGATCGCCGCCTGATGCTCAACCGCCCATTCCAGGCCAAGCATACCGTCGCCCCGGCCCTGGGCCCGAATGGCGGCATGGTCTTCACCGTCTGGCCGATCACCGGAGGGCCGCCGGCCACGCGCGAGCTACCGGTGATGCCCGACCAGTACAACCGCTGGCAGGGCGGCGAGTACGTCCAGGACGCGCTCGCCAATCTCACCGCCGCCGACCGCGAGTGGCTGATGACCGGCATCGATGCCGAGACCTGGGATCGGTTGTTCAAGGAGGACGACGATTGACTCTCGACCCCAACCTCATCGTTGGTCGCCGCCTGCGCCATCGCCGGCGCCTCCTGGGCATGACCCAGGCCCAGGTCGCCAGCGTCATGGGCGTGCGCTTTCAGCAGGTCCAGAAGTACGAGAGCGCGGCCAACACGCTGACCGTGCCGCGACTGCTGCAGATTTGCGCCGCCCTCGACACCACGCCCTCCGTCGTCCTGGATGGCGTCACCCTCAATCCGGAGACCCAGGTCCCATGAGCCTCTACGCCCTGGGCGTCGCCCTCCTGGCGTTCGCCCTGATGATCCTTGTCCAGTTCGTCGCCGCCTTCCTACGTGGCAAGAGCATTACCCTGGGTCTCTCCAACGTGTTCGTCTGCGCCATCGGCGCGGTCGGCGTCTACCTGATGGTGAGCTTCGCATGACCAAGGCCAGCCCCACACGCCGCAACGCCCGCAGGGGCGTCGCGACGAGCAAGCCCGACGCCCCCTTCGATCTCTTCCAGCCCGGCGTCATCACGCCGGTCGACGACGAGCTGATCGACAGAACCGTGGCCGAGTTCCCCGGCGTCTCGCGGGAGGACATCGTGCGCCAGTTCGCCGACCTCCAGAACGACCGGGTGTTCATCAACAGCCGCTATCAGGTGAACATGCGCGACGCCCCCGCCATTGCGCCCGGCTGGCCGGACATGATCCACCTCTCCATCAAGCGTCGCGACAAGGAGCGCGTTGGGCCCGAGAAGTACCGCGACTTCATGGCCATCAAGGACCGCCTGATCGGCCCCGATCACGAGGCCGTGGAGCTGTACCCGGCCAGGAGCCGCGAGTACGACACGGCCAACCAGTACCACCTCTACGTGGTCAAGGACCCCGTCGTGCGCTTCCCGCTCGGCTTCGACTTCGGGGAGAGCGTCGTCTCCGAACACGCGGACGTCGGCGCCAGCAAGCAGCACCCCTTCGACCAGCCGCATCATCGGGTGTCGTCATGAGGCATCTCCGCTGGGTGAACTTCTATCCCCCGTGCGATCCGCAACGCGATCCGCATCCCTGGCGAACCACGAGCTGGAAGACGGAGGAGGACGCCAAGCGTCACCTCCTTCCGGGCGCGCTGTGCCCGCCCGTGCGCGTCGTCTTTGAGGGGAGGGAGCCGTGACCCTCAAATTCATATCGCCGCCGCAGTCCGAGACTGTGACCCTGGAACTGAACCTGCAGGAGAGCGGCACGCTCTGCCATGCCTTCATGCGGATGCTGATGGACTGCGGTTATCCGGGGAAGCCACAGCCGGCCTGGGCGCTTCAGCTCTATGACAAATTGGCCACGGCCAATGACCAGATCATGGGGAAACTGGAATGAAACCCAGGTGGCAACGCAACCGTGACAACGGCGTCCCGCTGGAGGGCGACGTCGCCTTCTCCCAGGGCTGGGACTGCCCGAAGGCCAATCCCCATGAACAGACGACGGTCGCTCACGTCCGCTGGATCGCGGACTGGTGGCGCGCCAACGCCGACGCCTTCGACTCCCACGTCAACGGCATGACCGAGGACCTGGAGGATCGCGGGGAGACGATCCACCGATGATCGGCCCTTGCCCCATGACCCAGGACGGCCGGCACAGGTTCACGGGCGGCTGGCGCGGCCGGAGGGACGGCGAGACCTCGTGTTCGCTGTGCCACCAGACCTGGGAGTTCCGCGGGGGCGACATCCTGCGCTCTTCACATGACTTCCTTTCTTCTTCCGATCAGGCTAAGCTGCCCGGAACCACGACTGGAGAGACCGAATGAAGGCCGGCAAGATCGTTCACCTGACCGACCTGGAGGAGCGTCTCCTGGCGCTGCTGCCCGAGGACGGCCGGCGCGTCTCCACGGCCGATCTCGTGAGGCTCTATTTCAGGGGCGAGCCGGAGCCGCCGATCAACGCCAACACCATCGTCCGCGGCCGGCTGGACATGATCGCCAGGAAGCTGCGCCACAACGGCGACCGGCGCGTGATCCACAAGTCCAACCGCGCCGGCCCCCATCCCGTCGAGTTCTGGATCGAGAAGGCGGCATGACGATCACCTATCCAACACCCAAGCGCGAGGGATGGTTCTGGGCCAAGCTGGTCCATCCCACCCGTATGCCGCCCGGCGAGGACTGGGCCTCCGTGGATTGGGAGATTGTCCAGGTGATCGAGAACAGCCTGGACGACGACAGCGACGAGAAGTGGGGCGTCTCCGTGACCGGCGTCAGTCCGCTGCAGTGGCCACAGGACTTCGTCTGGGGCCCCGAGGTCGTTAGGCCGGCGGAGCTGGCATGAAAATCATCGTCTGGCCTGACCGTGGTCATGCTAAGCCGTGGAAGCCGCGTGCCCAGCGTCAGCGTGGCTATCGGGCCGGTGAGCTGGTCAGCTACAAGGGTGAGGAGTGGGTCTGCGTCAACACGCACCACTACCCCGTCTTCGAGCCGGGAACGGATAGCGTTCCACTGTGGTGCAAGGTCCTGCGGTGACCAAAGTCTACACGCCGCCCTACCAGCCGCGGGCGCATCAGGCGCGGGCGCTGGCCAGGATGGAGGGCAAGGAGGCCTTCGCCCTCTTTCACGCACAGAGAACTGGCAAAACGGCGACCACTCTTGGAGATTTCGGCAGACTTGAATTAACCGGTCAGGCCAGTGATTTCCTGGAGATCAGCAAGGGTAGCGTCTACGCCGACTGGCGCGACGCCATGTTCGGCAATCCGGCGAACAACACGCCCGGCCACCTCTCGGCCGACCTCGCCAAGCGCATACTGGTCCACGTCTGGAAGTCGGACGGCGGCAGGACCCACGAGAAGGCGCTGAGACGCTTCCTGGAAGAGACCGAGCGCCCGCGCGCGTTGATGATCAACGTCGAGGCGCTGTCGTCGGTGCAGAGGGCCAGGGCCACGGTCCTGGAGTACCTCTCTCAGCGTCCCGGCAGGCGCTACGGCGTCATCGACGAGAGCCTGATCATCGGCAACCCCTCCTCGGCGCGGACCAAGTTCATCAACGACAAGGTCGCCCCCCTCTGCGACTACCGCCGCATCCTCTGCGGGTTGCCCACGCCCCGCGACCCGCTGCAACTGTTCGGCCAGATGTGGTTCCTGGACTGGCGGATCATCGGTCAGCGCTCCTTCTACGCCTTCCGCGCCCGCTACGCGGTGATCCGCGACGAGTGGTTCGGCGGTCGGCGCGTGCCCGTCGTCGTCGGCTTCCGGAACCTGGAGGAGCTGCAGGAGCGCATCGCCCCCTACATGGACCGCGTCCTCCTGGAGGACGTCTACGACATGCCTCCGAAGACCTATTCGGTGCGCAAGGTCAGCCTCACCGACGAGCAGAAGAAGCTCTACGCCGAGATGAAGGCGTTCGCGACCATGTCCCTCTCGGCGGAGGAGCACGTCACGGCCACCATCGTCATCGTCCAGGTCATGCGGCTGCACCAGCTCCTGTGCGGGCATGTGGTCGATGACGCAGGCGTCGTCCACCACATACCGACGAACCGGACCAAGGTCCTGCTCGACGTACTGGAGGAGTACGACGGCAAGGCCATCATCTGGTGCGCCTATGACCACGAGATCAGGGCCGTACAGGCGGCGCTGGAGGCCGAATACGGCGTCGGCAGTGTAGCCCGCTGGTGGGGTGGCAACCGGTCCACGCGGGACGCCGAGGAGGCCAGGTTCAAGACCGATCCGAATTGTCGCTGGATGCTGGCCACGGAAGCTGCGGGCGGCCGGGGACGCGAATGGTCCTGCGCCGACCTTGTCGTGTATTGCTCGAACAGCAGGAGCAACGACGACCGCCAACAATCCGAGGATCGCGCCCAGGCCGTGGGCAAGACCCGCAGCGTGGGCTACATCGACCTCGTCGCCTACCACGACGACGGCAGCGACACGGTGGACGGCAAAATCCTCAAGTCCTTGCGGGAGGACATGTCGCTGAGCGACGCCGTGACTGGCGACAAATGGCGCGAGTGGGTGCTCTGATGGGCGCGGTCAAGGCGTGGTGGATGGACCTGCAGGCGCTCCCCCAGTACCGGAAGGGCTGGGACGACGAACTGGGCGGGAAGGTCCACATCAGCATCGCCGACATGGACCGGTTCGAGTGGACCGTGGATCAGCGCGAGGCCTACAGGCTCGGTCGGCGCGAATGCCGCGAGGAGCGCCAGCCGCGGTACGGCGAGCCGTAGTGCGACAACACGTCTAGCTGCGCCGTTGGCGCAGCGGGGTTTTCATGGTGGAGGGAGGGGCCGATGCGACTGGTCGTGTTTGGAGGTCGGGACTGCAGGGATCGCGAGCTGGTCTGGGACGAACTGGACCAGTTCGTGCTCAACGATTCCCTGGTCTCCTCCATTGCCAACCTGATCATCATCTGCGGCCACGACCCCTGGGAGCCGCACCACCAGGGCGTGGACCAGCTCGCCTACGAGTGGGCCAGGGCGCGCCGCGTGCCGGTGGCGACCTTCCCGGCGCCGTGGCACAGGCTGGGCCTTAGGGCCGGGCCGGCGCGCAATGCGCGGATGCTGGACATGCACCCCGACCATGGCCTGCAGTTCCCCGGCGGCCGGGGCACGGCCAACATGCGCGACAACCTGGACGCCGCGGGCGTGCCGGTGACGGAGGTCCACGATGCGCGGGTGTCCTGACTGCAAGCGCATGGCCGCGCGCGTGGACGCCCTGGAGGAACAGAACCGGGAGCTGAAGTCGGAGCTGGGCCTGCGCATCCGCGACGGCGTCATCGGATCGCTGATGAACCGGCTGGACCTCTACCCCAAGGAGGCCCTGGCGCTGATCGCGATCCACGAGGGCCGGGGCCGGATGGTCCGGACCGAGAACATCATGGAGTTCGCCCGCATCGAGACGGAGGTGTCCATGCGGACCCACGTCTCCAGGCTACGCTCGATCCTGGGCAAGGACGCGATCCAGACCTTCAGCAACGAGGGCTACGGGATCACGCCGCAGGGCGCGGCCAAAGTCCTGGCGGCCATCGAGCCGGTCGCCATCCAGCCCCCGCGCGAGGCCGCGTGAGCCGCCACCGCCTGATCGGCTGCGGCCACGTGGACATCAACGAGAAGATCGAGGGTCACATGTCCGCGGTCCTCCAGCGCCATGCCGACGCCCACGGCGTGCGCCGCGAGCAGCTCCTGGCGGCCATCGTCGCCCGCGTCCTGATGGACGATCTCGTGGACGCCGTCCTCGACGAGAAATAATCCGTCTCGGCGTGCAAAAATAACTTTCTTTTTCTTTCGGGACTGCTATTTTGTGACTCGGAAGGAGAACCTGTCATGCAGATCGAGAAGCAAGAGGCCAAGGCCGAGGTCCTCAAAGGGCTCGGTGAGAGCCTGGAGGCCCTGAAGGGCGTCGTCGAGAGCAAGGCCTACGTGATCGCCTTCGAGAACGGCCTGGGATGCAAGATCGTGAACTGCGGCGCCGGCTGCTACGTCTGTGACCTCGCCCACGCTACCCAATACATCGACGAGCGTGAAGCTCTTTGCGTGCCCACCATCCACAATGGCCTTGGCGAGATTGCCACTGTCGTGATCCTGGGCCAAGCGGCGGCGGCCGAGATCGCCAAGCTGGAGAAGCTGATCGAGGAGGTGAAGGCCGCCTGATCAACCCTCCGCCACCCCCGGCTACGGCCGGGGGAACCGGCGGATTGATCGGAGGAAAAGATGACCGCACACGTGATCCCCAGCCGGTTCTACGTCCACAAGCCCACGGGCCGGACGATCTCCATCTTCGGCGCCTGCCCCTGGCGGTCTGACGCCGAGAAGGCGGACTTCGAGGTCTATGAGAAGGGCTTCACAATCCAGTGGCCGGACGGATCGGTCGGGACCGGCAAGCCGGCCTTCGAGACCGCGGAAGCCGCCCAGGCCTACATCGACGCCCGGCCCGGCTTCAAGGGCATGAGCACCTACTACAACTAGGAGGGGACATAATCCAGACAGCAGGCAAAGTTGTCATCGACCGCGAGACGCTGGTCAGGTGGCAGGGCGTCATGGAGGTTATCGCCGCCGAGTGCGCCCGGATGGGTTACGGCCACCTCTAGGAAGGAGAGACCAACGTGAAGGTCCACGAGTTCAGATCGAGCGGCGCCGCCTACGACGCCTGCCAGTACCGGGAGGACCTGGAGAAGCCGGGAGAGCTACTACACGTTCCAGGGGAACGTGTAGTTGGCCTGTCATGGACGTGGCCCATCGCCGTCACCGAGGCCGCGGGCGAACTGCACCAGCTCAACCCCGGCGCAACGATCCCGGAAGAGCTGCCGGCCGCCGGCTGCCGCGCGGCGGCCCACTTCGCCCATCAGCGGGGCTACCCCCTGGCGCCGCAGTTCAATGCCTTCCTGGTGCGGGAGGCGATGGCGTGATCCAGCTCAGCTACGTAGGCGCGGCCATGTCCAGGCGCGGGATCGACAGCACCCGCAGGGTAGTCGAGGCGAACATGGCCCGGACCGGCGTCTCCGGCCACAGCGCCTCCGGCCGCTCGGCGCTGATGGCCATCGAGTGGTGCGAGGCCAACGCCAGGGGCTGGGTCACGGCGGTGGCTACATCGTCCAGGCCACCGACGACTGGAACGCCATGACCCAGGACGACTCACCTTCGATTACGTCTGCATGAACCGGATGGTCTGGGGCGTCGACCAGTTCGAAGAAATCCGCATCCGCCACACCTCCGGCGCGCCGGACCGGTGGCTGGGTCAGATCGTGCCCACCCTGGAGGCCTACCGGCAGTCCTCAGGCGAGAAGATGCAGGACATGATCAAGGCGGCCCAAGCGAAGAAACTGGACGACGACGTGGCCGAGTTCCTGGCCAGCCGCTTCACCAAGTCCCAGACCAAAGCCATCCTCCTGGCCCACGAGGTCGAGGAGGGCCGCCCCATCGAGACCCTCTGGGACGCTACGGTTGGCGCCACCGCCTACGCCCGCTCCATCGAGTGGCAGGACGAGCGGGTCGACATCGAGCGCAAGGCCGGGCAGCTCATGAAGCTGGCGGCCTGATCCTTCCACCCTAGCGGATTACCCGCCCAAAGCCCGGAGCCGGAAACGGTGGCCGGGCCGAGGCGGCACCAGAGAAGGCATTTTTGTGCCAGATCAGCCGGAGGAGGTGAGAGCGATGTGTCCGGCGTGAAAAAGACGCCAAGTCCCGGCCCCCTCGCGGGCCGGGGTTCTTGGGCGATCCACTGCCCGAGCCGGGGACGCCCGGCGAAGCGGAAAGTGTGTGCTCTGTCCGGCCCAAACGACACACAGGGCGGGCGGCAGTGGGTCTCCCAAGAACCAAAGGGGGTTTAGAGAATGTCCTTCCAGATGCCGCCGACCACGGGGCCGATTGAGGTGCGCCGGGCCGCCAGGATGGCCATGGCCGAGGCCATCGAGCAGATGTCCCAGGACACCGGCTACCGGTTCGGCCCGCGGGGTTGGGCCTACTACGCCGAGGGCCTGGGACTGATCACCAAGGGGGAGTTCGACCGCTTCGAGAAGCTGCTGACCGACATGCGCAAGGACGGCGAGCTGGACCCCGACGTGATCGAGCCGGACGCCTCGCGGATGGCGACCACGGTCTACGACTTCGATGCGGCGACCGCCACGCCCGAGGAGTGGGCCCAGTACGCCGTCAACGACATCGGCGACAACCTCCAGAGCTGGGCGCGGTCGTTCAACGAGCAGGGCTACTGGGACGCCCTGGACTACTACGTCGAGATGATCGCGGAGAAAAAGGACCTCGTCCAAATCTTCAGTTCCACGGCCGACCGCTACAACGTCCGCATCACCAACGGAAAGGGCGACACCGACATCCACACGCGGCTGGCGATGCTGAAGCGCTTCCGCGACCACACCGAGGCCGGGCGCCGCTGCGTGCTCCTGGCCATCGGCGACCACGACCCCAAGGGGCTGCACATCGTCTCCGGCCTGGAGCGGACGATCCGGTCCTGTACCAACCTGAAGGGCCTGGACTGGTACGATCCGGACTTCGACGTGGTCCCGGTGGGCCTCACCGAGCAGCAGATCGACACCATGGGCCTGATGCGGATCGACAACCTGGAGACCGGCGGCGGCCGGGACCTGTCCGACCCCAGCCACCCCGACCACTGGAAGCCCTACGTCCAGGACTACATCCGCCGGTTCGGCGTCTGGAAGTGCGAGGCCAACGCCCTCGTGGGTCACCCGGCGCGGGCGCGGGCGATGCTGGAGGACGCGATCAACCGATTCATTCCGGCCGGCCACCCGCAGGCCGTGGACAGGGCCAACGGGCCGGGCCAGGAGGCCGTGCGGACCGAGATCGCCAAGCTGATGAAGGAGTGGACGTTCGAATGATCCCAACCCCAATCCTCTATCGCTGGGACGTCTATGGCGACCGCAAGCGTCCGGGGCCCTGGTACGTGGCGTCGGTCGGCAAGCTGAGACGCGCCGTCCGGGCGCTGCGAATGCCGAACGAACGGCTGCGGGTCAGGCTCGACAACGGCCAGGAGATCGTGATCCGCGCGAAGTTCCCTCTGCGCTGAAGAAAATACTTTCTTTTTCTTTTGGACCCACTATGATGGGCGTCGGAAGGAAAGGAGACGTCATGGACATGTGGTCGGACCTTGAGGGCGACTTCGCGGCGGAACGCGAGATCGCCGACTTCGGGACGCCCGCGCCGCGCACCTTCCAGGAGCGCTGCGGCAAGTGCAACGGCACGGGCCGGTGGGGGTACTACCGTTCGCGGGCGTGCTTCGCCTGTGGCGGTAAGGGACTGCTCACCTACCGGACCTCGTCCGAGGACCGGGCCAAGGCCCTCGACCGGGTGGCCAGGAAGAAGGGCGAGGCCGCCCAGGCGTGGCAGGAGGCCAACCCGGCCGCCTGGGCCTGGATCGTGGCCAAGGCCCCGAAGTTCGGCTTCGCCGCCGCGATGCAGGAGGCGGTGCAGAAGTACGGCCACCTGACCGACAACCAGCTCGCCACGGTCGAGCGGCTGCGGACCGCGGACGCCGAGCGGGAGACCAAGTGGGCCCAGGAGCGCGAGGCGCGGGCCGCCGCGGCGCCGGCCATCGACGTGGGCCGGATCGCCCAGGCCATCGGCGCGGCGCTGGCCAGCGGGATCAAGCGGCCGGTGCTGCGGCTGGCCGAGTTCAAGTTCTCGCCGGCCCCGGCCACGGGGCGCAACGCCGGGGCCATCTACGTCAAGACGGTCGGCGGAGACTACCTCGGCAAGGTCGCGGACGGGCGGTTCATGCGGGCCTTCGGGACCTGCGACGACGCCAGGGCCGCGGAGATCGTCGCGGCGGCAACCGATCCCGAGGCCGCCGCGGTGGCCTACGGCAAGCGGTTCGGGCAGTGCGCCTGCTGCGGCCGGGAATTGTCGAACCCCGAGAGCATCGAGCGCGGCATCGGCCCGATCTGCGCCGAGCGGTTCGGTTGGTGACATGACCCGAGAGGACTACCTGTCGTCGAACCTGGGCAAGGCGCGCACCACGATCTCGCGCGCCATGCATCAGGCCGACGTGGTCAAGGCGCGCCTGGACTTGGTCGCCCAGGCGCTCTCCCTCGGGAGGGGTGAGGTGCTGGCGGCCTACCGGGCCCGCGAGAGCGTCCAGGACCTCAGGATCATGCTGGCCGAGCTGGAGGCCCTGGTGGACCTGCACCTCGCCGAACAAAAGAAAGAAAGTGATTGACGCCCTCCGCGCATCGGTCTAAGACTGATGGTGGAAGGAGAGAACGAATGGCCAAGGAAATCTGTCCCGAGTGCGGCGCCCAGCACGAGCCCGCCCATCCCCTGGCGGTGTTCTGCTGCGCCGAGCACAAGCGGGCCTGGAACAACCGGATGCTGAAGCGCGGCGCGCCCCTGATGCTCCAGCTCCTCGCGTGGCGGCGGAGCCGGCACATGAAGGGCGACCCCATCGGCAAGATCGCGCTGACGGAGCTGTGCCTGGAGCTGGACCGGATCATCGCCGAGGACCGGGCGGCCGGACGGCCCGACCCCGCGGAGCTGCTGAAAAAGCGGATGCGGCGGCAGGGCCTGGGCGCGCTGCTCAAGGTCGAGCCCAAGGCGAAGGCGGCGAAGGCGGCGAAGGCGGCGAAGGCGGCGAAGGCGGCGAAGGCCGCGAAGATCGAAGAACGGAAGGAGGCTGCGTGATGGCTCAATTCAAGAAGGGCGACATCGTCGGTTCCTATTATAACGCCGGGATGCGCTACGAGGTGCTCTACCAGAAGGGTGGTGTCACCGGCGTCAAGCTGGTGAAGGAGTGCGGTTGCCCGGCGGAACATCAGTTCCAGTACGAGGCCATTACGGAAAACCTCTACCTCGCGCCGGAGGCCGGAGCATGAGGGAAGCCGACATCATGTACGAGAACGGCGCCTACTGGGTCGCCCGCGACAAGACCATGACCGGCGAGCCCTGCTACGCGGTCTACCGTCCGGCTCCCAGCGGCACGCACTCGACGTGCGACAGCGGCTACCCCAGGACTCCGGACGGACTGTCCCTGGCCAAGGCCCGGTGCGACTACCTCGCTCGTCGAGAGAAAGAACCGCCCTTCAAGTCCTACAGCGATTTGCCGGGCCAGGAGTACCGGGAATGAAGCGCAAGCCTGAGCCGCGTCGCGTGTCGCGTGGCGTGCGGATCGAACAGCCGAATGACCAGGAGGTCATCGTCATTGTCCAGAAGGCCCGGAACGCCGGGACCTCGCTGGCTGTCCAGGACACGCGTGACGTGATCCTGAAGGCCAGGAAGGGCGGCCGGCGCTGGCTGATTTGGAATGGCGGCGGAAGGGCCGTGGAGTTGAAGGGAAAAGCATGAGCGCCGCCACCTACACGGGATCGTACCCATTCCTGCACATCTCCAGGACCTACGGCCTGCTCTACGAGGATGTCCTGGCGCTGGCTGACTACGCCAGGGCCATCGACAGCGACGCTGGACCCATGGGCGGTATCCGAGTCGCCCGAAGTCGGGCGCGAGAGAGCGCCTGCTACCTCGCTCTTGCCCTGGGGCCCCATCCGGCGCTGGAGGAGATCGTCCTCGCGGTTCAGCGCCAGGAGGCGATCCGGCGCGGGGAGGTGGCGCCGTGGTGATCATCAAGTTCCCAGGCCACAGGCTCTACCGCTGTCCCGGCGATCACGAGGACGGCGGCTGGTCCTGCTGCTACTGCAGCGGCGGCTTGGCCTTCTGCGTCGTCTGCGAGGGCGGCGAGGCGGAGCTGCCGACCGAGTGTCCCGGCGAATCGATGCACCAGATGGAGAAGGACGCCGTCATGAACGGCCACCTGGACTTCCGGCGTGGGGCCTGGGTCTGCGTCTCCGACGAGGCGCGGCGACCGGTCACGTAGAAAACCACTTTCTTTTTGTCTCGCTATGGTGCAGCATGGCTGCGCAATCGGAGGAGGCCGACATGCGGGCATTGATGGACTTCACCTGGGCCGTGGCCCTGTTCACCCTGGGCGCTGTGCTGATCCTCGGCGGGGGCCACTGATGGCCAAGCCCATCGGTCCCGGCATGTGCGTGCGCTGCGTCCGGACCTGGAAGTCCATGGGGCACGCGACGTCCTACGATGTCACCCAGGACGCGATCTACTTCGTGGAAGAGGTCAGCCGGTGGAGTTACGGCACGTGCCCCATCGACGCCTGTGACCGAGCCATCGCGCTACGCGAACGCCCCATCATCATGCCCAGCGGACACCGCCTTGGTTACTGCATCTCGCTGTTCGCGCCCCTGGACGACGGCGACACCTCGCTGGTTGAGGATGAGATCGTCGAGGGTGGCGGAATCTATCAGGAGACCAAGGAGACCACCACGTGATCAAGGCCATCTTCGCCCTCTGGGCGCTGGCGTTTGCTGGCGCCCTCCTGCTACATTCGCCGGAACCACCGCGGGTCATGTGCGACAACGAGCCCATCTGCGTGGCCGGCGACCGACTGGCATTGCTCGATGAGGCGCATCGCTGATGACCGACCCGAATCACGAGCAGGTGCTGGATGCCGCGGCGCCGCTGACCAACTATTTCGACATCGCACGCTGTCATGGTGTGGTGCGAATCACCCTCTTCGAGGGGCGCGGCGGGGACCTTTTCGTCGTGCGCGGAGCCTTCTGCGCCACCCTGGAGGACATCAGACAACTCCGAGACGCCCTAGGCCGGGTCCTGGAGGCCGAACAGTCATGACCATAATGCGCGTGATCGTCGCGGGGCAGTCCAACGCCCTCGGCTTCCTGAACACCGGCCCGGCGCCCTACACGCCTGACGCCCGCGTCCAGATTTGGTGCGACACCAACGGCGACGGCGTCCCGGACGCCTGGAACTACATGCTGCCCGGCTCCAACACCGGCACGCTGGCCAACCCCAATGTCTGGGGTCCGGAGGTGGAGTTCGCCAACCAATGGAAGTCCAGGAACGTGTCGTCGAGCGACTCGCTCTGGATCGTCAAGGCCGGCTGCGTGAAGGGCTCCACGGGCCTCGCCAGGAATGACGGCGCGGGCGTCCTGGACTGGTCGCCGGAGAGCACGGCGGAACTGTTCAAGACCGCCCACGACACCACCCAGGCGGCCATGGCGGCGCTGGCCGGCGGCCCGTACGCCTTCACGGCCTACGACTTCTGCATGTGGATGCAGGGCGAACAGGACGCCACCGATCAGACCGCGGCCGACAACTACAACACCAACCTGCGGGACCTCCTGGCCCACGTCCGCGATCCCACCGTGGGCTGGTCGGTGAACAGGGTGGGCGTCGGCCGCATCAATGCGCCGCTGACCACTTACGTGCAGACCGTGCGGCTGGCGCAGTGGGACGTCTCCACCGACGACCCGGCCAACTCGCCGGGCTTCACCACCAAGGACCTGCCGCTGCAGCCGGACAGCCTGCACTACACCGCCGCGGGCCACGTGGCCCTGGGCCGACGCTTCTGGGACGCGTTGCAGGGGCCATGAAAACGATCTGGAAATTTCCGCTTCTGGTCTCCGACGTAAATGTCCTGGAGATGCCGAAGGATGCGACGATCCTCAGTGTACAGGCACAGGACGACGAGCCCATGCTGTGGGCGCTGATTGAACCTGAAGGCCCGAAAACCTCACGCGTCGTCCTGACCTTCGGGACGGGCCATCGGGTCGATGATTCCCCGCTGCGATTCATCGGGACCTATCAACTCCGAGGAGGGGCCTTCGTGGGTCACGTCTTTGAACCACTCATGGAGAGAACATGAAGATCACGCTCTGCGGCTCGACGCGGTTCGGGCAGGCGTTCCGGGACTGGGACGTCATCCTGACCAAGGCCGGGCACACCGTCTACACGATCTGCCGCATGGAGGGCGACGCCTCCGAGGAGGAGAAGCGCCGCTTCGACCTCGTCCACCAGGACAAGATCAGCCACTCCGACGCCATCGTCGTGCTCAACGTCGACGGCTACTACGGAGAGAGCACCACCCGCGAGATCGAGTGGGCCCGGATGCACGACAAGACGGTCTTCTGGCTGGAGCATCGCCCGCCCGGCCGCGTTTTGGGACCCTCGGTCTGGACGATCTACGACCTCTTCGACGAGGGCGCGATCACCGCCCAGGCCTTCCTGGACGCCACGCCCGAGGCCAACAAGTACGTGGCCGCGGCATGAGCGTCGAACCTCAGCACCAGACCATCATCGGGCTGCCGCCCACGAAACCGGAGACGGTGGGCGAGCGCATCCGCCGCCTGCAGGCCGAGGCCAGGACCCTGGCCAGGGATCACATCCGGACTGACGTATCCGGCGCCGCGGTGGCGCTGATGGCCGCCTGCGCCGAGATCGCCGAGGGCGGCGACGCCTATCCGGCGGGCGTGCGCGACCTCTGCCGGCGGTGGGCCGAGGACCTGGAGTCCAGGGTGCAGACCCTGGAGGCCATCGTGGCCCGGTCGTCCTAGTGGCCGGCCCCGCCTCGGCCAACGGCTTCGCCTGCCCGAAGTGCGACGCCCGGACCAACGTCAAGGATTCCCGACAGGACGTGGACGGCAGCGTCCGGCGCCGCCGGGAGTGCTCTCAGTGCAGCCACAGGTTCACCACTTATGAGGAGGTCTCCGGGCGGCTTGAGAGGACCTCCGACCGCGAGCGCCTCAGGCTCTACGAGAGGCTCTTCCCGAAGCTGGTGGCGCTCGCCAACGACATCGATCTCCTGACCGCGGAGCATGATTGAATGACCATCACCGCCAGCGTCGTCCTGGACAGCATCAGTCCGCGGTGCGACCGGCTGACCACCTTCCAGCTCCGCTACCCACGCTTCATCCACGACGAGCTGCTGACTCACCGGGTGTTCAGCCGCAACGCCTCCTCGGCGCGGGCCATCCCGGTGAAGGCCATGATCGAGGACGTGGATCGCGATCCGGTCTACCCGATCCACTGGGGCCGCAACGTCCCGGGCATGAGCGCCAGGGAGGAGCTGACCGGGAGCGCCCTGGCCGTGGCCAAGCGGGCCTGGAACAACGGGATGCAGGCAGCCCTCGGCGCCGCCAGGGCCATGGCCGCGGTCGAGGCCCACAAGCAGTTCGTCAACCGGGTGCTGATGCCCTACCAGCACATCAACGTGGTGGTCACCGCGACCGAGTTCATGAACTTCTTCGGCCTGCGGCTCGACGTCGAGGCCCAGCCGGAGATCAGAGCCCTGGCCGATGTCATGTGGCGCGCCTACCTATCCAGCACGCCGGGCCTTCGCTATCCGGGCGAATGGCATCTGCCATTCGTCAGCGACGAAGACTGGGCCAAGGGTCTCACGGTCACCGACACGATCGTCAAGCTGTCGGTCGCCCGCTGCGCCCGTGTCTCGCGATTGTCGTTCAAGACCGGGTTGGTCTCCACCGTCAAGGAGGACCTGGAGCTGTATGACAAGCTCCTGGCGGCTAGCCCGATCCATGCCAGCCCGGCCGAGCATCAAGCGACGCCTGATCAATGGTCGGATAGGTTCAAGAACTTCTGGTCACATCCCGAGGAGCATGGCAACTTCACCGGCTGGCGGCAGTACCGCAAGATGCTGCCGGGCGAGGCCATGGCCCCACTTCCGCCGGAGTACGCCTGATGGGTGCGCGCATCTACGACCGCGAAGAGGAGAAGCGCCTGGGGCTGAAGCCGCTGCCGGACGTGCCCTTCTGCGGCGCCGAGCGGGCCGCGACCCTGAACGTCCGCTACTCGGCCGCCAGGGCTCGACACCGCATGGATAACCCCATCATCGAGAGCCTGGACCACGACGACCCGCGTGTGCTGACACCGGAGGAGATCAGGGCCAAGCGCCCCTGAAACGAAAAAGGGCCCCGGCGTGAACCGGGGCCCAGGTGGAGCGCGAAGGACTGGGACGCGCTATCTCGGGACAGAGCGGCAGGCCTCGATAACCGGCTCGGTGTCGTTCATGCGGGCGACGCGAAGCGCCCAGTCGGCCACGATGGCCACGTATCGCTGGGGTCCATCCATCTGCTCGGCCTGCTCCCTGGTGAGCAGGCCTTCCGGCTTCGGTTTAAGACCGGACGGCACGCAGGACACCGGGACGGGTCTGTCGACCGTCTGGTAGACCACGTGGGTCTCGGGCTTCTGGGGCCCCGCGCAGGCCGTCAGGAGGCCGGCGGCGAGGAACAGGACGATGAGCTTCACTTCAGGGCCTCCGTGACGGCGGCGTCCGCGCTGCCCCAGGCGCCGCACTGATCCTGGCCGTCCTGAGGACGCCACTGGGCGACGTGAGCGCTGGCGGCGCGCAGGCGCTCGTTCTCATCCGCGGCCCTGGCGAGGGCGGCGGTGCTCCTGGCGGTGATCTCGTCGCCGTAACGGCTGAGCGACTCGATCTCCGCGTTCTGTTGGCCCAGGGAGGCCAGACAGGTCACCCGTTCGTTGCGGGCCCGGCCCATGGCGGCCAGGGCGTCGTCGCGCTGCTGCGCGAGGCTGGGCGGCAGGGCGACATGCCAGAACGGCAGCACGGGCAGCGAGAGCGGCGGATGCCGGTCCCAGGCGGCCATGGCCCCGGCCGCCAGGACCAGGGCGCACAGCAGGGTGATGATCCTATCCATGGATCAGGCCCCAGACGAAGCCGGCGACGAACGCCGCCTTGCGGGCGATGAAGCTCATGGGCCCCTCCATGAAGAAGGGGCCGCGCTCGCGCGCGACCCCCGGCCCTTCCGTCCCTCGAAGGGGAATGATCACGAGACCTGGGTCTGCGACCCGTCCTCGGCCGTGGTGGCCGGAGCGGCGGGTTCGCCGGCGCCGGCTTCGATGCTGTCGTCCCCCGCGCCGCCGCTCACCGTCGAGGCTTCGGCGGCGCCGGCGTCCTGGGTCGTCTCGGCGACCGTGGCCGTGGTGGTGTCAGTCCCGACCCCCACGTTGTGGCTCGGGTCCAGCGCGGCCTGGACCTTGGCCAGGAGGGCCTGGGTCTGGGCCGTGGCGGCGTCCACCGCGGCGGCGGCCTGCTCGTCGCTCACGCCCGCGTCGGCCAGGGCCTTGGCGACTGCGTCGGCGATCTTCTGCGGTTCGGCAGCCAGCTCGGCCAGGAAGTTGGTGATCAGGGTGTTGACCGCATCGGCCAGTTGACCCTCGGCCTGACCGTTGGCGGCCAGGGCGTCCTGCAGCTTGCTCATCTGTTCTCTCAGTCCTTTGATCGCCGCCAAAATGTCCACATCGAAGGAGGGCGGCGGTTGCCCCTCACGGTGGAAGTGGTGATGGACGTGCAGCTCATGCATGTCGCAGGCGTCAGTTCTGCTGCTGTTGCTGGGCCTGCTGCTGAGGGGCGGCGGTGGCCGGCGCATTGATCAGGCTGGCCTTGACCTTCGCCGCCCAGGCGTGAGCCGCGGTGACGACGATGCCAGCGAGGTCTTCGATGCCGGCGTCGATGATCGCGTTGTACTGGATCGATGCGCCGCCAGTCGCCCCGGCCAGGGCCGCATCAAGGCCGTCCTCGACGATCTTGGCCACGTCGGCGGCGTGCTGGCCCAGCGCCGAATCGGCCACCGAGATGGCGTCGCTGAGGCCCTGTTTGACCACGGCCTCGGTCTGCGCAATGGCGGTGGCGGCGATCTGGCTCTTGTTGCCGATCTGTGTGACGAAGTTCTCGAACGACGTGGAGGCGTCGTTCCAGACCTTGGCGAGTGGCACGCCGGACAGCACGTCCCGGATGGCCTTCGATACGATGCTCATGGATTGTCTCCCTGGCCCGTCCCCGATGGCCGGGCTGGAACCGCCACTGTGCCCCAAGATCGGCCAAGGTTCAAATGAAAGAAATAAAGCAAATTGTCTCAGGCATGGAAGAAAGTGTGGTTGAAGATCACCGCGTCCTGCTTGTCAGGCGTGGCCCATGGGGCGCGACTGATCCTGGGATTCAAGTAGAGGACGGTCGATGGGGTCAGGCCCGCGAAGGCAGGGCCCGGGTTAAAGCTGAGAACGGCATCGTGCTGGCCGTTCTGCTGCGCACCCCAAATCCGGGCATCGACGATAGCGCGCTTGCAATCGGCCCAGATCGACTGCGCCGAGTACCGGACGAACTTCTCTTCGGCGCGCGCCTGGGCGTCCTCGGGCGTGTAGCAGACGCGGGTGTAGACGCCGTTGATCATTTCGAACCAGAAGCCCGAGAACTGGTCCTTCCTCAGCACCGTACCGGGAGCCGTGCCATCGCTCTGATAGCGGAGCGCCATGCGGTTGCGGAGCACGATGGCCACCGCCGCCTTGCCCTCGTAGGGCTCGCCGCCGGCTTCGTCGGCGATGCAGGTTGCAAGCAGATCGTCGTCCGTCATGGAACCTCGCACGGACAAGGGATTGCGGGCCCGGAGGCGGCCTGAGGCCCGCAGGAACCGTTTTCGCGGCGACACTCCTGGCCGCGTCCGCCGGGTTATGGCCTGGATGCGCCGCCGGTCACGGCGCGCACCACGTTGCCGATGCCGCTGGGGGCCTGCAGAGCCGAGCCCAGCGTGCCCACCACCGTACCGATGGTCCCCGTGACCAGTCCGACCACGGCCATGGTCTTGGTGATGTCGGCGTCCTTGGACATGACGGTGTTGACCAGAAGGATGCCGATCACGATCACGAGTCCCAGGGCGATGGTCCAGAGGGCCACGACGATGGCCACGGCGGTGACCAGTTGACCCCAGGTGTCGGGCTTGGGGGGATCGGCCGCCGTGACCGGCGGTGTGGGGGCCTCGCTCATATTCCGTCTCCCTTGGGGGCGACTTCGCCGTAGCCGGCGACGCGGCCCCGCATCAGTTCCTCGATCTCAAAGCGCACCACGCGTAGCTGCGCCTCGCATTCCTGATGACCGGTCTTGGAGGTCCGCAGGTCCTCCTCCAGCTCGTCGATGCGCTTGCGGAGGAACTTGAACTCCTCCACGAAGGCCTTCATGAGCGTGGAGCCGGCGCCGGTCATGGTCTCGCTGGCCTCGCCGATGGCGCGGATCAGCTCGGCAGGCTCCATGGCCTTGGTCTTGTGCCGCTGGGACCAGTGGTTGACCACCGCCCCAAGGCCACTGGACCCGAGGATGACGGCCACCCAGCCGCCAATCGTCTCCAAGCTCGGGATGTTGGTGTTCAACGGCGCCCCCTCACTTACGTGTCCGTCAGAGCGCGCCGGGGCACTGCCCCGCGTTCCACTGAGTCCCGCTGATGGTGATCGGCGTCGCGCCGCCGTCCAGAACCGACTTGTTCTCGTGACCCGAGCCGCCGAAGGTCAGGTTGGTCACGGGTGTGTTCTGGGTCTGGGCCGTGGCCGGCGTCAGGGTGATGGGCCCGAAAGGACCCTTAGTGTGATCCAGGCAGTAGGTCACGGTGATCGTGCCATCGTACTTCGGCGCGTTGTTGGCGCTGGCCGTGGCCGGATTGCCGTCGCACACCGAACCATAGGGCTCGATCAGCACGTCGCTCGGCAGGCCAATGTCATGGAACATCATCGAGCCAGTAGCCGTGGCCGTGTTGGTGCTTGGATAGATGTTGCCGTTCGGCAGCGCCGTCACCGTCAACGTGTTGCCCGCGCCGCCGTGGCCATCGCCGATGATCCCGGCGCCCGTGTAGGTGTTATTATCCGGATACACCAGGGGCGCGAAGTAGCCGCCGCCATTGTTGGCCAAGCAGTCCAGCGCCCCGGTCGGATCGGTCCAGTTGTCCTGCTCGATCCAGTTGACCACGGACCGCAGGTAGCCCACCCACGATATGGCGTGCGCCGACGCCGCCTGATCGGTGATGGAGCCGGTGTTCTTGGTCTTGTTGATGACCGTGGTGTTGTGGTCGAGCTGAACCTTGGTGTAGCTGACACCGAACCACGGCGTGGGCGTGTGGGGGCTGAGGAAGGTGAACACCGACGTCGCCCCGTGCGAGCCGAACGGCATGATCGCCACGTTGTAGCTGTGCTGGATGCTGCCGCTGTTCGACCCGGCGGCATTCAGAATCTCAAAGTAGGCGCCGTGGTGACCGCTGGTGGCGTTCACTCCGAAGTTGGCGACGAAGTTGTACGCCGTCACAATCTCACCGTTCGACAGCACGCCCGTCTGCGGCAGGGAAGCGATGTCGTGGAAGTAGTTGTAGAACTCCGTGAGGTTGCCGTTCTGATTCCACGTGATGATGCCCGGCACGTCCTTGCCGGCGGCGATGAAGGCGGCGGCGTTGCCGTCCACCTCGTTATTCGAGAACACCGCGTTGAACTGTGCGCCAGCGGTAACTCTAAGCACGGCGCCGGTGCTCTGCACCAGCGTTCCACAGGCCTTGAACTTGTTATTCGTGATGGTGATCGTGCCGCCCGGCGTCGTGCCGGAGACGTAGATGCGATTGATGTTCAGGTAGACGCAGTTGGTCGCGAAATCCCAGCCGTTCAGCGTCGGGTTGACCGCCTTGTCGCAAAGCACCTGGGGACCCAGCCAGGGGTTTCCGGACGCGCTGTAGACGCAACCCGCGGGCAACGCATCGACGCCGGGAACCTTGAGGGTAAGGGTCTTGTCGTAGCCCACCGGGTAGTCCACCCCCGCCACGTTCCACGTCTGCGGGTGGTGGCTGCTCCAAGTCTGTCCACTCTGGGCGGAGAAGGTGTAGAGGTCGGCGATCTGGAAGTTGGCGTTCTTGTTGGCCGCCGCACAGCCGTCCGTCAGGTAGGTGGAGTAGGCGCATCCGGGCGGCGGAGGCGTGACTCCGCCTGGACCGCCATGAATGTGCGCGCACGCCGCCGCCGGAATCAGTAGCAACGTTGAGAAGAATGTGACGAGCGTCTTACTCAGCATTTACCGTATCCCATCGTGGCCAGCGTGCAGACGCCCGATCCGGGCGTCACGACCGTGTATTGGATAATGATCAGTCCATCGCCGCCGGCGCCGCCGGTCGAGCCGTTGGAGCCCGCGCCGCCGCCGCCGGCTCCGTAGGTGCCGCCGGCCCCGCCGCTGGTGGCCGTGGTGGTGTTGCCACCCGCCCCGCCCTGGCCGAAGCCGTACGTGCCACCGGCCGTGGCCGTGTAGTACGTGCCGTTGCCGCCGGCCGCGCCGGCCGTGGAGTTCGAGCCCAGAGAGCCGTTGTTGGCGCTGCCGCCATCGGCGCTACCGCCGGCGCCGTTGAACGCGCCGCTGGTGGTCCCGGCGGTCCCGGCCACGGCGGCCCCGTCAGGACCGCCGACGCCACCACCACCGCCGCCCCCGCGCGTGCCGGTGCCCCCCGCGCCGCCGGCCGCGCCGGCCAGTAGGCGCGTGCTGCCCGTGGAACCGGAGGTGCTGCCGGCTGCGCCTGCCGTGGAGCCTGGAGACGTGGCCGTGCCGCCGCCGCGCGCGCCGCAGGCCGAGCCCGTCCCGGTCCCGACCGAGGTGTTGGCGTTGAACCACGTCGAGGCGGTCCCGGTTGCGGTCACCGTACCGCCGTGAGCCCCGATCTGGTAGGCGTGCCAGCTACTGGCCGTCAGGCCGACGTTGTCGGATTCGGCCATCACCCCGGAGCCTCCACCAGCGCCGCCCGCGGTGGTGTTGGTCGAGCCGTTGCCGCCGGCCCCGACGCAGACGAAGGCATTGGTGGAGCTGAAGTCCGAGGGAAGTTGATAACCATAGAGGGTAGTGATCGCTATCCCGCTCTGGTTGCCCCCGTTGGTGTCCATGGTGCATGTCCACGGACCGGTCCCTGTACACCCGGTGACGTAGTGATCCAGACTCAAGCCGTAGATGAACATGCCGTTTGGCGGCGCGGTCAGGCCGGCGTTCATCGTGCCGCTGATGGTTACGATCGGACTGCCCGATGTCGTGGTCGCCGTGGCCCCAGGCGCCATTGGCGTCCCGGTCTGAGTGATGGCAACGGTCTTGGTTGTCGCCAGGACCGCGCACGGGGTCCAGGTGAGCAGCGCCGCAAGGGCGGCGACAAGGAGTTTCCTGGTCATGAGATTACGGGGCCTGATAGCCCTGGGCGTTGCATTTCACGGTGCTCACGCCTGTACCCATGGTGAAGTTGAGGGCCGTGGCCGCCGCGGTGGAGATGGGCGTGGCGAAGACCACATTCGTGCCGGCCCCGGCCTTCAGAGTCGTACTCCAGCTCGTGCTGTTATTAAGCGTGATGTCGCTGTCGGTGGCGCTGGAGTTGGTACATTGCAGGCCGGTGACGTAGTTCTTCACGCCGGCCGCTGCGGCAGCGATGAGCTGGTGGGCGGAGGTATCAGTGGAACTGGCAGACCCGTTCGTCCAGACGTCGTCGATGGCGTAGGGCGACGTGACGGTCTTGCCGGTCTTGGTACACTGGGTCTCGATCTTCTGACCGTTGGTGACCGCGGTCGGGATCGCCGTCGCGGCGCGGCAGCCGCCGGGCAGCGGGTTCTCGCTGTAGGTCGCGCCGCTGGCGCTGACGCCCTCGATGGCCCCGATCTTCACGCCCGCGGAGGTCTGCGCCGCCAGCGGCGCCTGCGCGGCGGTGACGATCTGCCCCAGCTTGGTGAGGGAGGTCGTCATCTGCCCCAGCAAACTGTTCGGGTCCGGGCTGACCAGCGTGCCGATGTCCGGGCTGAAGCCAGTGGCGTAGCTGTTGGCTGCAGCCGTCACGGCCCCACCACTACCGCCACCGCCCCCGATGCTCGGACATCCGGAGTTACCGACGATGCAGGTCGCGCCGTCGTTGGGATTGATGATGGCCATGGGCACGACGCCCACCGACTGGCCGCCGGGGGTCGTCACGCCGCCGGGCAGCACGACCTGGGCCTGCACGACTCCGGACATGAACGCGAGGGAGAGCGCCAGGGCGGCGCCCCAGGACTTCAGGAGCATGGGAATTCCTCTGGGGCTTAGGGCCAGAACGTGGCCATGAGCTGACGCATCAGGACGACGATGTTCGGATAGAAGTAGGTGTTCACGGCGCTGGCCACCGGGTGCAGCCCGTCACCAAGGAGCGGAAACATCTCCACGTTGTCGCCAACCATGAGCGTCGCGGCGAGATAGTAGGTCCCCGGTGAGAGGGTGACGCCGCCGCTGCCCGTGGCCGGATTGCCGAAGCCCTGCCACACACCGTTCTTGGCGAACCAGAGCTTGCCCAGGCCGAAGTCCACCGCGGCCCCGATCAGGTCGCCGGGCAGATACGCGCTGTAACTGGCGACGGCTGTGCCACCGTGCTGCACGCTGCCGTCGAAGCCGTCGTAGCCGTAGCCGAAGTTGTCGCTGCCCAGGTAGTCACTCAGGGTCGCCGCCGCCGTGCAGACGCCAAAGAAGTAGCCCTTATTGACCGTGGCCGTGGTCATGAACTCCTGGTAGAGCTTGCCGGTGCTCTGCGCCAGCACGCCCCGACCGGTGGAAGACGAGAAAAGCGGAGCCGTGCTGGTCAGGACCTGATTGGCGTTGCCCAGCACCAGACCCGGACCCAGGGCGGCCGGGTCGAACTGCGGCGTCGGCGACCACAGCGTGAACCCGGTGGGGGTGGGGTACTGCTGCGGCAGGCTGCCGTTGGTCAACATGCCGTTCAGGGGCTTTGGCCAACCGCCGGGCACGGTGACCGTGCCGGTGTAGTTGTCGAGCAGCAGGCAACCCAGGCTGCCGGCCAGGGAGACGTCGGCGGAGTAGTAGTTGGGCAGCGTCGTGCGCGCCGTCTGGTAGCTCGACACACTGCTCATCGTCACGATGACGATCACGACGCCGGAATTCCGCGCACGGAGCTGCGAGACCATCGACGTGACATTGACGTTGTGCGTCGAGAGGCTGACGGCCGGGCCGCTCCCGAAGTCCACGCAATCGTTGATGCTTCCGGTCTCCAGGAAAACGTGGGTGGGATTGGCCGCGGTCAGCTCCGGGATGTTGGCCAGGATGTCCAGGCTGGTCCAGCTCCCGTGGCCCATGTTGTAGACGAAGACCGGCCCCTTGCACTCCGGGAAGGTCTGCGCCTGATAGGTGAGGGTCGGGACCCAGTCCGTGGAGAGCCTGCCGGTCGTCAGCGACGATCCGGTCATGGCCCACGCCATGGGCGGCCGAACGAGCGCCATCAGAAGTACCGGTTGAGGGTGATGTCCTGGTAGGCCAAGACGCCGAGCGCGATGACGTCGGCGGTGTCGCTACTGGCGGTGTAGATGTGTCCGCTGTTGTCGGTCCACTGCTCCAGCACAACCGTGCCGTAGGCGTACTGCGTGCCGCCCGGCGTGCTGGCCGCGGTGCGCCGAACCTGCGCCCACTGCGTGCCCACCCCGAAGGCCGGCGGCGTGCCGAGGTCCGGATCGTAGACGCCCGAGAGGTAGGGGTTGTTGTCGATGGTCCCGTTCGACTGGAAGTAAATCTTGGCCTTGCACTTCACACCGATAGGGACACTGATCGAGCGCAGGTAGCTGACGAGGCCGCCGTTGCTGGTGTTGGCGTAGTCCGTGCTGCGGACCACGAATTCGAACCAGTCCCCGACCTGGATGAACTGCTTGAGGTTGGTCGATGCGGACTCCAGGAGGAAGGAGTTCACGCGCCGGAAGTAGGTGTATCCGGCGGGCAGGCTCGGCGACGTCGGCGACTGGCTGAAGAGGACGTCGTAGGCGACCGTGGTCGGATTGAAGATCAGGAAGGTGTAGCCCGTCTGGCCATTCGAGAGCGACGCCCAGGCGCTGTCGCGGCCACCATTGCCGGTCCCGGCCGACCACGCCGCCGTGATGCTCTTGCTGATCGGCGCGGCCAGCGACAGGTTGATCGCGTTGGTGCTGTCGCGGCACATGCCCGTCGTGACCGTGATCCGCGTCGTCGTGAAGCTCGGCGTATTGGACGTGATCAGGCCGACGAGGTTGCCGGCGAAGTTGTCCTGCGACGTGACCGCGGCGTCCACGTAGGCCGTCGAGGCCGGCTTCGTGGAGTTGTTCAGCGGCGACTGCGTCAGCGCGTAGGGCGCGTTCAGGTACTGGAAGGAGCTGCCGAAGTAGGCCACCCGAACGAGCTGGTTGACCTGGATTTCGCCCGCGATCAGCGCCGTACCGTCCACATGGACGATGGGAACGGCTCCGAGACCGGAGACGTTGATGGTTGCAGCACCAGTGTTGGCGTGAGCGGGATCGACCAGGAACTCCACGCCGTTGACGTAAGCCGTCAGCGCCGTCTGCGGCGTCACCACGAGCGCGTTGGCGGCGCCGGTGTCGACCACGTATTCCGTCGCGCCCGGCCCCCAGGCGGCCCAGTTGGCGCCGCCGGTGTCCGGATTGGAGGTGTTGTTGTCGACCAGCGACATCCAGTAGTGGCCGAAGGTGGTGGCCGAACTGACCACGGCCCCCTTGCGGTAGCCGCCGATGGCCGACTGGAAGGTGGAATCGTAGACCGGCGGATCGCCGCCACCGGCCAGCCACCGCAGCCACGCGGTGATCTGGTTGAGGATGCCGTTGGTGTCCTGGCCGAAGGGAGGGACACCGCCGGAGGCCTCCGGCGTGAAGGTCAGCGGCGGGTAGCCGTCCGTGAGGCTGGCGGCGCCGGCCTGCACACCGATCTGCGAGGCCTGCGGGACGACCCGGATATAGGAGGGTCCGGCCGAATTCCCCCAGGGGATGTTGAACTTGGCGGGGACATCCGTGTCTTGCATCAGGCGGACACCACGTTGACGGTCACACCCGTGGGGTGCGGGAGCACGCCCGAGTTCACCACGATGGTGCGGTCCACCGGATCGAGGACGAAATCGAACGTGTAGGTCATGGTCATGTTGGCGTTGTCCTGGACGTAGGCATTGCCGCGTCCGGAGAAGAGCTGTCGCAGGATGGCGTTGATCGATGGGATCGAACCGTCCGTGATGTTGCTCATGGCCTTGGCCAGGATCAGGCGGCGATAGGGGGCATCGGCCAGGGCGAAATTGGTGGTTCCGGCGACGCCATCCCACCAGACGCCCTGGTTCCAGCCGACGTTGTCCGTGCCCTCGAAGCCGAAGTAGATGGTGTTGGAGATCGGGAACACGCGGCCGACGCCGACGATGCGCCCCCAGATGTCCAGGCCGAAGCCCACCGCGGTGTCGACGTTGAAGACCGTGTCGAAGAAGTTGTCGATGTCGGTGGTCGGATCGATGCACTCGTCGAAGGTCTCGATCAGAGCCAGGATCGTAGGGCTGTTGGCGTACTGGCTGAGGATCGTCTGTCGCCAGTCGAAGGGGTCGGACCCCAGCGCACTCTGGCCGACGACGAAGGAGCCGATGCCGGGCATCGATTCAGGCCCCGACGCAGATGTAGTCCAGCTTCTGGCTGCTGGCGGCGCTCGTGGTCACCACCAGCGCCGTGGTGCTGATCGTGTAGCTGTTGATGGTGGTCGTCGCAGTGCGGTCGCGCACGATGCAGACGGGCTGTACGGCGTAGGCGGTGGCGAAGGTGATCGTGCAGCTCGTCGGCGAACCCGTGCCGGTGGTCACCTCGCCCGCATTGTCGGAGCCGACAATGCTCGGCGACGTCCCGCAGGCGGACACCGCCGGAGAATTCACCGCCCCGAATGACACGTGGCCATTGAAGATCGCCTGAGCGCTCCAGGTCTGCGGCGCCGTCCAGGTGTAGGCCGTCGCGAAGAAATTCGGATTGTAGTCCTGCTTGCCGGCGAAGGCGGCGTTCCACTGCCCCGCGGTCGGGACCTGTCCATTGTAGAAGCCGGGACTCGACTGGGCGCGTCCCTCCGCGGCGCAGAACACCGCGCCGAGCAGGATCGCCGTGGCGAAGATCAGGTGGGGTCTCATACCAAGGTCACCGTGATGTCGGAGTTCTGCAGGGTGGGCACGTGATCGATGGCCACCGTCACGTCATCGAGCGTGGCCGTGACCGTGCCCACCTTGATCGAGATGAGCTGCGCCCAGGAACCCAGGAGCGCCACGCCGGCATAGAAGCGGGAGGCGTAGAGGGTGGCCCCGATGCGGGCCCGCGAGCCGCCGTCCGAACCGCTGAACGCCGCCTGGATGGCCGCCTGCACCAGCGCCGTGGCGTTCGCCGGGACCTGCGCCGAATTGGTGATCGAGACCGCGAACTTGATCGGGAGGCTGACGGCGGTCTGGAAGGTGATCGTGTAGGCCGGGTACGGCGGGCTGTAGCCATCGGTGTCGTAGACCGTCTCGGTCGTCCCGCCGCTCATCGGGCAGCCGGGCATCTTCTTGGTCCAGATGGCCGTGGCCACGGCGAGGGGATCGCCACCGGAGACGCAGACGAAGATCGAGTTTGCCGGTATCGTCACTGAACCGATGGTGATCGGCGCGGCGGTCTCGTTGGAGTAGCCGTATGCATCGATCACGCCGGGGACCGCCAGGACGGCCGCCTGCACCGATTGGATCATGCTTTTGGAATTGCCGGCAACGGAGAGCTGGCGACGATGCTCGAAGTCGGCACGGCTCTCGACGTTGGTCCCCTCGGTCCCGGCCGTGGGGTTGTTGACCGTGTCCCAGCCGGGGATGGTCTGGAAAATCTGGTTGACCGAATTCGCCGGACACGGGATCGGCCCATTGGTCGTGCAGGCGAACTGCAGGGTGATCGAGCCGCCGGAAGGGATCGTCCCGGCCTGGATGCAGCTCCACTTGTTGACGCCGTCCGTGGCCAACGCACCGACCGGGATCACCGTCGAGGGCGCGCCGACACAGAGGCACGGGACCACGGTCGCGGTCGGAGGCAGGCGCTCCAGGAAGTAGATGCGGCCGATGGCGTCCTGGAAGCGGCCGGAGGCGTAGGCGGGGTCGAAGTTGTTGGCCAGGAACAGGAACTGGTCGTTCTTGTCGCCGATGATTGCGGTGTCGCTCTGGGCGATCTGGCCCTGCGGCGTCACCAGCGCCGGATTGACGTCGCCGCCGAAGGCCTGATCGATGTCGGTCTGACGACCGGCGAGGATGTCCGCCTCGGTCGGCGCGATGATGCCGCCCGCGGTGAACTGGAGGGCGGGGACGTTGGTCTGGGCCATGCGCTACCCCACCGGGACATTGACCACGGCGGACTGGCCCTGGTCGTTGGTGATCTGGACCTGCCCGCCGAGCTGGCGCTTCTGCAGCGCCCGGAGGAAGCACTGCGCCGTGACCACGCCGGGGACCGTGCGTGCCGCCGCGGTGAACTGGCCCTTGAGGTACTGGGCCGAGGGCAGCTTGCCGAGCACGCGGGAGAAGTAGGGGATGCCCAGGGTGGTGTCGTAGTAGCATTCGCCCTGGAAGGTGCGGATGGCTGAGGCGGCGTCCTGGGCCTGGGCATAAGGCTCGGCGGCCAGGGCGATGTTGCCGCTGGCGTCGAGGACGAGGTCCCAGGCGACGGTGTCCAGAAGGAGCGTCTTCATCCCGTGGGCGTCCCCGTGCTTCCGCTGCCCGTTTGCACGCCGCCGTGCGTGTGGGCGCTCACCGTGTGGCCGCCGTTGGCGGTGACCTCACCGCCGTAGGTCGCGGTGGTGTCGCCGGTGACCGCGCCGGTGGTATGCGTCGGGCCGATGAACTGGATGTCGGGGGCCTGGATCGTCACCCTGGTCGGGCTCACCACCTTGATCCCATCGGCGTCGCTGAACAGCACGTACTGGGCCGGCACGCCGTTCAGGAAGCCGCCGATGTAGAGGCCGTCCGCGGGATCGTTGCGCCGCCAGGAGCCGGGCGCGCCGGGCTGCTTGGAGGTCTTGACCGCGGAGATGTCCCGGCTGGCGAAGATGGCGATGCCGATGTCCCCGACCTTGGGATCGAGGATCACCGCGTTGGTCCCGCCCTGCATCCGGAAGTAGGGCAGGTTGTGGATCGTCCCGTGCGGGGTGATCTGTCCCTGCCCGTCAATCTGATGGACCATGGGCTGGACGTCCACGAAGCCCACCGGGTCCAGGGTGTCGACATTGGTCACCGCCCTCACCAGCACCAGCCCGGAGGTCCACACCCCCGCCATGAGTTGCTGGAACAGGAAGCGCAGGGCGTTGGTGTCGGAGGCCCCGGAGTTGAGGGCCTCGAAACCCACATAGGTTTCGCTCATCAGGTGGCGACGGCGGGACGACCGAAGGCGGCGGCCTCGATCATGGAGAACCACTGTCCATCCGGGACCTCGCTCTCCAGGACGTGGTCGATCTTGAACGGCGACCACACCCCGTTGGCCGGGGTGATGTCGCTGGTGATCTGGATCGCGGCGCCGTAGGCGATGTTGGGATTGTAGAGGGTCTTCACCATGAGGCCCTGCGCCGTCCAGTTGGGATAACCGACGAGACCGGTGTCCGCTGAGACCACCACCGGATTGGCCTTTGGATCGCGCGTGCCGTCCTTCGGCCAGATGGCCAAGGTGTTGTCCTCGATGATCCAGTTGATCGGGCCGACGTCCATGAGCTGGCGAACCTGCTGTACGCCGGTCCCGGAGAGGTAGAGGTTGGGGATTTTGATGTCGACGCCACCGTTGGTGAAGTTCATCGACATCTGATTGGCAAGGCCAGCGGCGACCTGCGCCACGTCGGCGACACCGTTGATGCTGGTCGGTGGCAGCGGCCGGAGCTGCGCCAGCATCCCGGAGGTGGCCTGCACCACGAAGACGCTCTCGGGCATGGCCTGCATGTCCGCCCAGGCCTGTTGGATGACGCCGATGAAGGCCACGGTCGGTCCGACATCGTCGGAACGGGGCTTCAGGGTGACCACGTTGTTGCGGATCGCCGGCAGCGGCTTGCCCAGTGTGGAGAGGTCGTTCATCACCGAGAGCGAGAGTCCCCAGATGCGCAGCTCAAGCGTGGAGTTGGTCCATCCCCCCGCCTTGGAGACATTCGCCGAGCAGCGCAGACCGGTGACGTCCACGGTGTTCTGCGACGTGCCCCCGAAGGAGCCCTGGCCGAGTTGGAATTGGACGTCGATGTGGCGCTTGGTGAAGCTCACAGGTCCGACGCCTCAAGATAGGCCAGGGCGTACTGCGCGCCGAGACCAGTGTAGTAGGGGTCCGAGGCCCCCAGGGTGTCGAAGAATGCGAGATCGCCGATGAAGCCCAGGTAGGCCGAGCGCACGATGCGGTTGGCGTTCTCGGCGATCACGCCGGTCACGATCTCGGCGTTGGAGACGTAGAGATCGACGTAGAGGCCGGTGCGCTTCTGGTAGACGTTGATTCGGCAGGCCTGATTGGCCAGCGTCACCAGCACCGTCTGGGCCGCCACGGGCTGCAGGGGGACGATCAGCATCAGGTCGCGCCGGCTGCCGCCGCATTGGTCTGGGCCGTTGTCGGGGACTGCGGCTGCACCGTGCCGCCGTTCTGTGCGGCATTGGCCGCCGGGCTCTTGGTGTTGGAGAAGGTCTGCGACGCCGAGACGCGGACCTGCATGACACCGATCTCCACCAGCAGCAGCGTCACGCCCTGCCGCGACTGGCGGCGGTAATCGTAGTGGACGAGATTGGCGTTGGCGTAGGTCACCTCCGGGGTGACCACGGTGAAGAGATCGAGCGACGCCACCGCATCGTCGATGTCCTGCAGGAAAGTCTCCTTCTGCTGCAGGGTCCCGCCCTTGGCGAAGGTGATCCGCTCCTCGTAGGGGGTCTCGACCTTGTTGTAGGCGGCGAAACCGTTCGGCGCGACGGGGAAATTGGCCACCCGCCAGTCCTTCATGTGCTCGATGGAGACGAAGGAATCGGCAATGGCCACCGGCTGGCCGCCGTCATCGAAGACGCCCCACTCCGGACTGGCCGTGAGCGAGCCCACGCCGGGGTCATCGCCGGTCAGCAGGCTGAGGCCGTTGCCCAGGGCGTCGAAGTTCGACAGGCTCATGATCTGCGAAAAGGCCGGATTGTTCGTCATGATCGAGCTGACGCCGGGGACCGAAGCGAAAAGGTCCTTGACGGTCGCCTGCGGCGACGTCGTGAGGTAGGCGGAGACGCCATCGATCTCATGCAGGAGACCGGATGCACCGGGGAACAGCGACGTCATCTGCGCCACGGACGGGCCGCCCGCGTAACGCGTGAGCTGCGGGACGCCGGGGACCTGCGGCACGTTCGGGAAGGGGATCAGCGACACTAGCTGAGGCCCTGATTGACCTGCTGCACGAAGCGGCGCTTGACGGCCGGCACGAAGTCGCGGGCGATGCCGTCCGCGTCGCGGGCCTGGGTGACGATGGTGACGTCGCCGACGCTGACCTCAGTGTGTGACGCGGCCGACGCCGCCGTGGCGCTCTGCGCGGCGCGCGCGCCGGTCATCACGCCGGGCGAGGGTAGGTTGGAGTTGGCCGCCAGGAAGGCGTTGCCGCGCCGGATGTCCCCCTCCGATGCCGCCGTACTGCCCGGCAGGTCCGGGCGCATGAAGTCACGGATGTACGACTGCATCGCGCCCGTGACGGTGCTCTGTCCGAGTACCTTCCGGCCTCCGCGGTCGCCGCCCATCAGCTCCCAGAGCAGGAAGTCGACCTGCTGAGCCAGGGTGGGATTGGGGCCATATCGGCGACGCAGTTCCGCGAGCCGCGAACCACGCCACTGGCCGATCCCAAAAGCCCCTTTGCCTCCGCCGGCGCCGTTGAAGGCGTTGAGCCTGAAGCCGCTCTCCGCGTGGATGCCCGCCACGACGCCGCGGGCCTGCTCGGCGGTGAGACCACCCGCCCGAAGCCGCGCCTCGATCTCGGTGGCGTTCGCTCGACCGGTCTTAGACTGTGAGGCGGGAGCGCCACCCGCAGCCGCACCGGGCGTGGCCTGCGACGTGGGCACGTCGCGACTGGCGCGAGGCGTCTCGGCCACGGAATCGCGCAGGAAATCGCGGGAGGCGGCCATGGCTCCCTTCAGATCACCATGCACCAGGGCGGTGATCGCCCGGATGACGTCGGCGATGGCATGGAAGGAGTTGACGACGAAGTTCAGGAAGTTGCGGCCGATGGCGACGGTGGCCGAGCCGAAAGCGTCGCGGATGGCGTCGCCGACCGCCCTGAAGGCATTGCCGATGGCGTCGGCCACCGGCTTCATCGGCGCGAGCAGTTCGGTGATCGCCCCCCAGAGGTCTCGGGCGGACGCGATGACCTCCTCCAAGGCGCCATGCGCGGCCTTGTTGTGACGCACGAACTCCATGAAGGTGTGCGCGCCGCGGATCAGGGCCTCATAGAGCACGCCGATTGCGGCGCCGGCTGCGAGCGCGATCCCAGAGACGACGATGAGGGGGCCGAGGATGGGGCTAGCTGCGATGGCCGCGCCCGCGGCGGCGATGCCCACCGCAACGAAGGCCGCCGAGAGTGCGGCCAGGGCGCCGATGACGATAGGCTGGTTGTTCTGGGCGAACTCCGCAAGGGCGGTGAACAACTTGGCGATAAGGTCCATCGCCGGCTCCAGCGCCGTCAGGATCGCGGCGCCGACCCGCGACGAGGCGGTCTTCAGGCCCTCCAGGCTGTCCTGCAGTCGCTGGGCGGCGCGGACGTCCGCGTCGGTGGTGACGCCGAGTTTCTTCTGCTGCTCCAGGAGTTGTTGAAGGGCCCCGCGGCCCTTCAGCATGACGTTCACCATGGCCTCGGAGAAGCCGATCTGGCGCAACATGAAGGACGCCGTCTGCGGGTCCATGCGGCTGGCCTTGTCCGCCATCTCCAACAGCGAACCGACCTTGTCCTGGAGCTGATTGATCCCGCCGCTGATGCCCATCCGCATCAGCACGCCGCCCTTGCCGGTGGTCCCGGTGGTCTGCACCTCGGCGATGATGTCAGCCAGGGTGCGGAACGCGGAGGTGGCGTCCTCCGCCGTTCCACCGTTGCGCTTCAGGACGCCCTGCCACTGGGAGAGGGTCTCGGTGGAGACGTCCAGGGCGTGGGACATGCGGCCCAGGTTGGCCTCGGAGCGCACGGTATCGGCGACGAAGTTCTTCAGGCCCACGCCGGCCGTGAAGGCGGCGAACAGGGCGATGACCTCGTCACGGAACTTGGAGAAGGACTCGACGGAGCGCTTGGCGCGGAACTCCAGCTCCTTGCCGGTGGCCGTGGCCCCCTGTTTGGTCTTCTTCAGACCCTCGTCGATGTCCTTCTGCCCCTTCTCGAACTCCTTGCCGCCGTCCAGCCGCAGGAGCACCACCAGCTCGTCGATGATCGTGGCCATCGGCTACTCCTCCGGCTGCAGTGCGCGGCGGTTGTGGGCGTCCACGGAGATGACCTCCAGGAGGTCGTAGACGTCCTCGACGCCGTAGACCGTGTCCATCTCGTGGAGGGTCCCCAGCCGGGAGGAGATCACGGCGCCGATGGTGGGGGGCACGTTGAGGTACTCGTGCAGCTTGCCGGCGGCCACGTCGCCCAGGTCTAGGTCGAGGGGCCGGCGCTCCCGAAAAAACCGGTGTGCAGCTCGAAGATGTCGCGCCGCAGGGCGAGCCGCGTGGCGATCTCCTCAATGTCCTCCTCCACCAGCTTCCGCGCCATCCCGGAGGATGGGACGGCCTGAACGCAGGTCATCATCTGGTCCAGCAACGGCTCCAGGTCCAGGAAGTTGATCCCCATCAGCGCCTCGAAGCCCAGGCGTGCAACGCCGGCCATACCGAGGTTGGCGGAGCCGTCCGGCAACTCGACGCCGGACTTGGCCAGGAGCGCGAGCGCCCGCATGGCCCACTTCTCGCCCTCGGACGCGGGCAGCTCGGTGATAAGGTACGTCTTCCCCTGGTCACGGCCCTCGGCCGTGATGGTGATCTCCTTGACCTTCCTGGACATCAGATCGGCGCCGGCTCGATCCGCTCCCAGGTGATCCCGAACTTCCGCGGCTGCAGGACCTTCTTGGCGTCGGCCATGGAGGGATAGGTGGAGAGCACACCCTTGGTCATGGTGTAGGCCTTGCCGATGGCCGGCTGGCGCACCGTACCCTGGGCGAAGAAGATGTCCACCGCCGCCTGCTGCTGGCGATACCACTCCTCGAAGAGGTCGTTGGAGTCGCTGTCGGCTTGCAGGGTGATGCCCTGCTTGATGGGCACGTAGATGAAGCCGGCGGACATGACACCGTCGACCCCCTGCATGATCTCCGCCGGTTCCACGGCCTCGGTGTCGAAGACGTCGTCCGCGGAGAAGCCCTGGAGCTGCACGGGCGTGTCGAAGACGCCCGTGACCGCCAACATGAAGATCGCGTTGGCGGACGTGATGGTCTTTGCCATTGGCGGCTGTCCCCTACTGGACTTCGATGGAGGCGAGGTTGATCTGCTGCACGCTCTGGCCGTCCGTGTACCAGAGCGTCATCGGCGGCGACTGGCGCGCCGCACGGGTCTGGGCCGATGCGGCCTTGATCTGCAGATACCAGCCCCGCGTGCTCAGGATGGTGTCGATCTTCTGGCCCGCGGCGGCGTTGACCTGCGCCGCCTGCGACGCCGAGAGCGCCACGCCGGCCCGGATCGTACCGAAGTTCAGGGCGGCGTTGATCGGGTCCATGCAGGCCTGCTGCAGCAGCCCGTAGCCGGGCTGGTTGTAGGGCACGGACTTGACCGAGGTCAGCAGGCTCACCAGCGCCTGCTGAAGGGCGGCGTTGAGCTGAATCTGGTTGATGTAGCTGTCGGCCCAGTCGAACACGCCGGTGATCGAGCCGTTGTAGAAGAAGTCGAAGCCCTGCGACGCCGTGGCGTAGGCGCCGTAGAAGTTGTAGCCGTTCAGCAAGAGCTGGGCTGCGATGGTCTGGTCGGTCACGCCCGGCGCGAGGCCGCCCTGGGTGCGGAAGGCCATGGTGGCGCGCCCATTGGTCTCGGTGAAGTCCAGCGACGCGACGCAGCCGCAGACGAAGGCGGCGTGGTTGAGGTCCGAGGGCTCGTAGATCGGGATGGTCCCGTCGTAGGCGAGCTGGATGATCTGGTAGCCGGCGCTGGACGTCGGATTGGGCTGGGTCACCGTGACGTCGGTGTCCCCCATGACGTAGGCGAAACGCTTGTTCTGGCCATTGGTCCAGGCCGCGAAGGCGATCTTGTCGGCCGTGACCGGCTCGAAGGTGGTCATGAACGTCGCCCAGTTCTGGGTCTGGGTGATGATCGCATTCATGGCCGCCGCCGGGGTGGCGGTATTCGCACCCTGGCTCAGCACCGCGCCCTGCGCCTGGGTCAGTTTCAGGCCATCGGCGATAGTGTTGGAGCCGTAGGTGATGGTGGACGCCGTGCCGGTGGTGGCCGAGGTCACCACGAAGGCGCCGGAGATGCTGTCGAAGGTGACCACCGGAGCCGTGGCCGTAACCATGGTCGAGCCGGCCGTCTGGCTGTCGCTGACCGTGTAGGTCCCCGTGCCACCCGTGCCGGACACGAAGGCGGTGATGTAGGTCCCGGCCGTGATGCCCGTGCCGGAGAGCACGTCACCCACGTGCAGTGTGCCGCTGCTGACGGCCGAGACGGTGAGCGTGGTGGCCGCGATGGCGCCGGTCACGGAGGCGGTCTGCGGACCCGTCGCGCCCAGGGCGCGGTTGATGAGCTGGGCGGCGTTGGTGAAGCTCGTCGCGCCGGACAGGTTGATGGCGCTCGACGTCTTCAGCGTGCCGTCGATGGTCACCGCCAGGACGCCGGAGAGCGCCTGGAGCTGAGTCAGCGTCAGGCCGGACACCGCGCCGCCCCGCAGGTAGGCGGAGACGTTGGAGGTGGGGTACTGGCTGAACAGGATCGCGCCCGGCGTGACATTCTTGTTCTCGAAGCCGGTGAAGTAAACGGTGGCGATCCCCGCCTCCTGGCTGGTGGCGCCGAAGTAGGCCGCCACAGCCGTCTGACTCGGGAAGGAGAGCACGGAGCCGATGGGCACGCGCGTGCTGGCGGTCAGCACGACGCCATTGAGACTGAGGGCCGAGCCGCCCGCCGTGACGACGCCAGGATTGACGTTGACAATGGCGGAGGCCGGAATGCTGGCGGGCATGGATTAACCTCCAGGGGGATAGTAGGCGTCGACCTCGATCAGGCCGACGACGGCTTGGTTCGCGAAGTCCTGGGAGACCGTGACGACGGGGTTGATCTGCATCACCGCGTCGATGGTCCATCGCTCCTCGTACTGCTGCTCGCCGTCCGAGAAGGGAATCTGCTTGGGGTCCTCGACGTAGAGCGGCTGCACGTCGAAACCGCTCTGGGCGAAGAAGGTGGTGGCCATCTCGCTGCGGAAGAGGGTGCAGATGATCTGCGAATTGTCGGCGCTGGCCGGCCCGAATACGTCGATCTGCGCAACGAAGGTCGCCGGCTCCAGGACGGCCTGGGTGGTCGGCGCGGGGTCGCTGGTGTCGTAGGTGGTGACGTTGGTGGCCAGCCGGGTGCGGAACTCGGAGGTCATGACGATGTAGTCGGGGCCGGTCGGCGGCGGCACGCGGTTCACGAGGCCACGCACGATCTCCACGTCGCTCGGCAGGATGGACGTCAGGAAGTCCCCGAGGACTGTGAAAATCTGGTCCTCGGTCAGGCTGAGGGTGACCGGCATGGCCTAGTTGAGCGCCGATCCCGGCGTCGAGCCATGGGTCAGGGTCTCGTAGCGCTCGACCACGCTGTCCACCATCTCGCCGAGCTGGCGGAAGGTCTCCAGCGGCATGATCACGCTGCAGCGGAAGATCGCCGCATCGCCCGTGTTGAGATTCTCGGTGAACACCAGCCGCACGGTGTTGCTGTCCAGCGTCATGAACGCCGTGGCGTTGTTCACGAAGATCGCCGCCGGCAGCGCCAGGGACTTGTCGACGCCGTCGTCAGGCATGTTCGTCCATCTGCAGGGTCACGATCACCTTGGTCCAGTCCGGCCAGTTCTCGGAGATCAGCACCACCAGCCACGTGCGGTCCGGGCCGCCCGGATGGTCCGGGAACACCAGCTTGTCGCCACCGGCCTTGTCGGCGCGCACCACGCCGTTCCAGTCGCCGTTCAGGTAGATCGCCCGGCGCTCGCCCTGGATGTTCATATTGTCGGTCTTGACGAGGTCGTTGTACTGCAGCGCCTGGACCTGGATCATGACGTCCTGGGGGTCGCCGTAGGCGGGGACCTGATGGTAGCTGGAGTCCTTGGTATAGCCCTGGCTGGGGTAGATTTTGGCATGGATCAGCGGATTGACCGCCGAGATCGCCCCTGCAACGATGTTGTGGAGGTTCATCCTCCCTAGGCCTTGAGCACCGCGAAGGTGATCTTGATCGTGCCGTTCAGCGCCGCGGAGGCGTGGATGTTCTGGATGGTGACGATCACCTGACCGGCGCTCACGGCGACCGTGGTCACGCAGGGCGTGCCGGTGGTGCTCGTGCCGTTCTGCACGGAGGCCAGGACCATGTCGCCCAGGACGATGTCGCTGTTGGTCAGCGTCAGCGCGTAGGTGGCGCCGGCCGCGGTCGTCAGCGCCTCGGAGGTGATCACGCCGGAAGCCTTGTTCAGCGTCGCCGCGCCGGCCGTGGCCGTGGCGGTCTTGGTCCCGGTGTCAAGCTGGATGTTCGCCTGGGTGAGGGTCTGCGGCGTATCGGCCAGGACACCGGCGACGTAGGGCGCATTCACGTCGCGCGCACCGGTGATCACGTCGAAGGCCTTGATGATGGGGGTCGTCATGAGTTGGCTCCCTGGTCGACCTTGAAGTCGACCGAATTGATCATGTGCGAGGTGTCGATGAGAGGCTTGGTGGGGGCCCCGTAGTTGGTCAGTCCCAGGCCGACGCGGCGGGCGGCCTCGCCCACGGTCGCGCCGGTCACCACGAGGCTGGGATCGTTGTACTTCATGCCGCGGAGCATGACGGTGATCGGGCTGAGCGGGGCGAAGTCGCCCTCGCGGATGGAGTCCTGCAATTCGTCGCGCAGCTCGATGCCCATCAGGCTCAGCGCCGTGACGGCGTCGTAGTCGGTGGACTTCAGCGCCGCTCCGACGTTCGGGCCCCAGCGGTAGCTGTTCTCCTGGATCATGTTGCGGAAGAACGGACGCTTGGGAATGGTCGGCGTCCCGAACTCCTGCCACGCGGCGACCGCCGCGGTCGGCGTGCCCTTGTCGTCGGGGTAGGTCGAGCCCTCCAGGAAGCCGACCTTCAGCGCCGCCGGCTGCGAAACACCCTTGGCGATCTCCTTCAGCCGCTTGGTCAGCTTGTCGCCGCCAGTCAGAGAAACCTTGGCCACCTCAATAATAGCCTCTGGAAGCGGCATTTAATCGTCGGGTTTCATGTCTCCTAGCCAACTCCTCGGCCGACTTTTTCTTTCCAATTTTAGCAGCGGCGGTTCGAGCAATTGCTTCAGGAGAATTCTTCATTCCAAGTCTAAGAGTTCGAAGTCTTTCCACATGATCAAGGGGTGGTTTCCATTCCCGCTTGATCCTGGAAATTTTATTCTTCGTCACTTCTGAATGACGACGTCCTAAATGGGCCCTTGATTGTTTCTCTCGCGTTGACTTTGGTGTCTTCATTCCCAAGCGAGAATCGACACAATCCAATCTAAGATTATAGATTCGGTCATCACCAAACTCAGACCTGTGAAAATCAAGAGCTGCCTGTTCCATGGCGCTCATAATCGATTTCACATCGTCACAGAATTTAATAACTTCAAATCTGAAAGCGTTTGGTCCATATAAATTGAAGGCTCGCTGTAGATGGGTGTTCTTATGTCTAGAACCACGAAGCGCTGATAAGTGATGCTTAATTCGGCTCTCTAAGTCTACAGTCTGACCAATATAAAAAGCATCATGCCTTCCGGGTCGTTCAATGACAATCCGATAGATTATCGCCAAGAACTCGCCCCGCATCCAGGCCGAGGAATATACCTGAACCTGCGATAGGGCGCCAGCATTGCATATGCCTGAGCACCGTACTTAGTCTGGTCAAAGAATGCCCGCGAGCCGGGCTTGGCCTCGGCGTAGGCGGTGTTGACGCTCACGGAGCCCTCGGTAGCCGACGAGATGCGGCCGACCAGGGACGACGGGCCGTTGGGCCCGGCGCCGTAGTTGATGAAGACGAGGTGGGCCGTGACCAGATTGAGGATGAGCGCCCGGACACCGAGATCGGTGACCGGGCTCGCATCGGTGTTGCTCACGTACAGGCTGGCCTCGGCGAACATCAGCGGCGCGAGCGTCGCGATGTTCGGAGTCGTGGTGAACTCCGGGAACCGGGTGATCCAGGTGTTGTAGTCGAAGGCGACTACCGCCATCGGATCAGGCCGCCTCGGCCTTCTCGATCTCG